CTCCCGCTCCTATTGTAATAGCATTGCCTACTGGTGTAAGTAGTGCATCACCCTGTTGTGATTTAATGGGGAGTATTCCTGTTATGTCATCAAATGTGACCTGAGTGTACCCAGTTGCATAAGCGCCTTTAAAAACCAAAGCGCCTCGTTGCTCGCCCGATATATCAGTGCGATATAACAATCCGCCTTCCTCATGTGTGCCTTTTAGATACTGAATACCCTCCGCCTTAAAGTTGGGGGGAAATATATCTCCAAGCGAACCTCCCCTCATATAATAAGGATTGAATCTAATAAATGGATATAGGATGGTTCTCATATAATAAAATTATATTACGCTAAATAAACTTTAATTAAACCCGCTGTTACTGAAATTTCAGTAAAATCACCAAATGTGATATAACCAGCAGTTATTTCGGTCGGATAATCAACAGAACTTTTATTCGCCCCATCAACAACAACCAATCCTTCTGCATCTTGCATTACCTCAAAGGTATAACCCACTCCTTCTACAGGGGTTAATGGATTTGTTGAGTCCACAATAAAAGACTTAGATTCAAATCTACCAGGGAATCCCCATGTTAACATTTTCTTTAAATATCTTGCTAGTTCTTTCATAATATATTATTGTTTATTGTTCTTATTGCTTTTTGCAATTGTTTCAGAGGCCTTGTTGGACCTAATCGACTCATCTAATTTTCTTTCCTCTAAAGATATTTTAGATTCCAATTCTTTTTGACTTTGATTAAACTTCGCTAACTCCAAAGAAGGATCTTCATCTTCTGGCAAAGCACTCATTGCTGCTACAGAAATCTTAGTTTGATTATCTAAATCAATTTTATATTTATTCAACTCCATCTCTCTATCAAACTTGTCAGATTCTCTTTGTATTTGAGCTTGTAATTGTTGCTCTTGCAATTGAATCTGTTGCTGTTGTATCTCTTGTTGAGATTGAAATTGATCTTGCTCTTGTTGCTTCTTTTCTTGTTGATCTATTTCAACATCTCTTAAAGACTTGGATAAACTAGTGCCTTTCATTAGCTTAATAACTGTAGAAGGCTTAACCGTATCGTTCTGACTCCATGCATGAGCTAATGATTCTATCTTTTGCTCTAATTGAGTGTTAGAAGAATCTTGATCTACTATAATGCCATGATCACATTCAGCTATTTCATCTCCATCAATTTCAAACAATTGGTTAGAATAATCGTCCCCAATATATTGCATCTTCTTTTTATTCCCCTTCAATGCTATCTTAGCAGTCTCTAGGAGCGTCTCTAATAGCCTTTTCTTTAAATTGTCATGTATGGCAAAGAGTTCTTGAGTAATGTGACTAGATTGCACTACAGAGCGTTCTATGCCACTTGCAGTCTCACTAGCACTCATTGAACCTTTACGCTGCTCTGATATTCCAGATAAATCCTGTAAACTAGATTTTAAATAGATTAAAAGATTAGATAGGTTTTGTATTTCAGTAGCTTGGGAAAAGTTTAATTGCTTTCCAGTGGTATTCATTGTTCCAGCCAACTTGCCAGTTGCAGCTCCTCGTTGACCCTCATTAAAAGAATCAACAAATGCAACTCCATCCTTGCGCAGAAAATACAACCATTGTTCAATTCCTATTTTTTCTGGAATTTTTGCTAAATCAACCTCTATGGCTGTTCCTCCATCCTTGGCCAGGGTTTTAATTAGTTTGTCATAAACTAAGTCATAAGTATAGGCCGTAGGCTTCATTCTGTCTAGTAATGAGACTCCTGCAGCTTGGTTGGTATTGTATATCTGACCAATAATGCCAAAATGACATCTACTTGGGTTGGATAGTCTGTTATATTGGACTCTTCTGGGTCTCATATTAACATATATCTTTTCACCTATCTTAGTACCTTCCCAAGCTTCGTTAATCCATTCTACAGTAACTTCTTCTCCAAGAGTCTTGTCTACTATGTAGTTCTCATCTTTATAATCAAATGATTCCTCCCCCGTTACTTGATCGTATGACTTTACTTTTTGAACCTTTCTCTTAGACTTCCAAAATACTCGCAGAACTCTAATATTACCTTGATCATCTTGATATCCATTTCCCAACTCAGCTTCTGCAATGAAACCCTCCATTGTAAATTCATCTGGAGTTCTTACCCAGTTATCTGTTTCTGAAACATTTTTCATTCCGTCTCCAGAATTACCTACAGAAATCTTTTCTAACTCAGTAACATCCTTATCTTTAAACACATCATGATAATGATCCAATATTTTACCAGGACTCCAGTAATCTTCATATATAATAATATCAGCATCCTCTACTCTGGAACTCTTTGAATTCCTTAGTACATGAGCCTTCTTTGGATTTAATTTCTCCATAACTGGCTCATTGCCAACTATGTCAAACATATACATTTCTTCTGAAGCAATTAAGGCATCCTTAAATCCCTCGTTAGTCTTAATCTTAAAATCAAGTTCTTTAATGTAGTGATTTAATAAATAGTTCGCCCGTATCTCTCTAATATCTTGATACTCATATTTAAAGTATCTAGCCATCTTTTTGACCTCTTCTTGCATTTGCTGAGGCTCCATTTCCTGCTGCATTAAAGATAATAGTCTACCTTGAATTTGAGACTTCATTTCATTCTCCTTGGAGGATATGGCATCAAAATTAGAGACTCTAACAAAAAAATCAAACTTTTTATTGTACTCTTCACCTATCAATACCCCTAATAAATCATTTATTATAGGATAGTGTTGAATTTGGTCTGGAATATAATAATTAGGATCATTATATGGATTGACGTAATACTTCATGTCTTCTACATGAACCTTACCGTTCCATAAGTCGTAATTTATTCTTTTAGAGTAGTAAGATTTCCTTACCCCCTCATTCCATATATAAGATTTTCTATCAGCCCAGTCTACATTAGACTTTCTCCAGGGTTTAGTCTTCCTAGAAAAAGGTAATTTTTGTGCTGGAAACGTTTGACTTGTATACATATTCTGCAAATATACTATTAATTTTTTATTTTACAATACTCTAAAAAGAACTATTATAGCTAAAATTGCTTATTAAAATAAGGGTCATCAGCTTTGGGGCTATATCCCTTGTTGTCTCCCTTTTTGGCGCTAATTAAATTCTTCAATCTTTCTTCTCGATATATCATAACCATACCCAGTGCACTTACCCTGTCACAATTGATTTCACCATTCCACTTAATAAGTTCTTCCAACAGGGCCTTGCTTCTAATTAATCTTAGATTAGGCTCTATTGAAGCATTCTCTTTTTCAGTTAATTCAGGATCTTCCTCTCTAGATGGTTTTATCAACCACTGAGCGATCAGTCTTCTGGCCCATTGATTTATAACTGCCGTGGCGTTTGAACCCTTGCTTTTGTTGCCATATCCCTTTGCTCCAGCCATATCGTTGTCTCTCAATATCTCTGGAGTGTCGCATAATAGATATAATGAGTGATGTGTACTAAAATAACTAAAGAGCCCCTTTTTATTTTGTTCGTAGTTGGCTTTAGCATTATAGAATATCAACATCTTCCTACAAATCTCATAAAAGTCATCTGCATACTTAGGGCGACCAGTGTATTCAGCTACAACTCTATCCGTAAATGTATCAAATATAAATATAGAAGTGAGTGATACTGAATACTTTGCTTCATCATCATCTACTGGGTCAATACCCGAAATATATCTTAGAGGATCTATTTCGCCTAGAGAATTTCTTTTAGGCATCTCAAACAATTCTATAGCTCCCTCTTTTTCATTAGCGTGTTCAGGTTTAAATGGAAATTTAGATATTGGATACTTAGTTATGTCGGGCTTCCATATTACCTCTTTGTTCTTAAGATATAAATCTCCAATATAATGCGTAGACTGTGCTTTCTTATGATTGGCTGAAAACTCCTCTAAATAATCTTTTAACTCACCTACTGGAAACAATGTTCCTTCAGTGCGCATGATTGCGTCTTGAATAGTAATAGCAAGCTCGGCTTTACGCTGAGTAAGAGCCTTAGAGTCACTAGAAGACATCTTTATCTTATAGAACTCGCTACAAACCTCCTTCAAGGCCTTGACAACATCTGGCATGCCATCTTTATTCATACACCCCTTTCTCGCAAGATAACTTCCCCAGTGAAAAATAACACTTCCTGCAGGACTCCCCTTATCAAACACGTTGGGCAGTCCAGTTATTTTATAAGTCTCAGGATGATACATCATGTCTTCAGCGCCACTAAAATCTGCGCCTTCAGAACCGCCTGTACCAGAAGCATATAGTTGATCAAACGCAAAGTCTCCATCCTCAACAGATGGTCTACATATATTCCATGTGTCAGTTATTCTTGGGTATTTTCCAAATTCCTCAAACATTATTGTACCACGCTTTCCACGAGGCTTATCTGGATCGTCTCTAGTTGAAATTCCAATAATTTCACCAAGTGTCCCCTTCTCTGTGCCATCAGCCAAGTCCTTGTAGCCAAGCTTTAATACCATTTTGTTCAGAGTATCAGTGATGCGCATTCTTGGCCACGGAGTATTTTGGGCTATAAAGTCCATGTAATCCCACGCCTTGTTTAGCACTCCATCCTTGGTTAAATACTCTTTTTCATAAGCTACATAGAAAGTCTTTTGTTTCTTGAAAAATAGTGATCTATGAGGCCCTAATACGCCCATCTTGAACGACGACCCTACGCCCCTACATTTGATCATGGCAATATGTTCACCAAGATCTCTAGCAGCATTCATATAATGAAAGAATAGATAATCTCCTAACCACGGATCAGGGAAGTCTTGAACTCTATTTGCCTTTTTTGTGCCAACTATTTCTCTAGATAATAATATAGGACAATAATTCCAATAAAAATAAAGCACCCCTGGAATCCATTCTCCATCATCTCTAGAATAACCTTCTCTGCATCTTTTAATCTCTTCTTTCCAGAATAGTTTGTAAGGAGACTTTGGGTGTGGATTTGGCGTAGTTAGAGTATACTTTCCATGTTTCTTAAAGTGCAATGCTGAGTCTCTAAAGTAATCCATATTCACCAACTCGTGAGGATTGGTTAGATAATTATGAATTATATTTTCATCCTCGTCTCTTGAGAATAATATAATTTTACCATCTGAATCCTTTGGCATATCTGATACTTTTAACATCTTGTCTGAGGCAAGATTGCTAATGAACTCCACTTCATCTAAGTAGGTAAGTATATTTTGCTGAACCTCCCTAGGCAGTTTTATTATAACTGGGTCATCTAAAGATGTCTGATGCTTATTTAGTTTTATACTGAGATTTAAAATATCTTCCATTTACATATTATCTTCAAACATTGATTTCTCTTGATTTCCTCTATGAGTGGCTTTTTTAGACTCCTGTTGTCCTTTAACCATCTTTTCTAATTCATCTATAGAAGCAATTAATTTTGGGACCTTCTCAGATATAATAGTAGCCCTAGCTACGTCGTTAGAGTCCTCGCTAGTTAAGAATTGCCCTATATTTTCAAGTAGTTTATGAATATTACCTCTCTGAGTCTCTAGAGCTACTGAAGCTATAGTTTTATTTAATTCAATGTAATAATCACATGCATCTTTCACTATCTTGTCTACTTTGTAATCTTTAGGCAATCCGTCTAACACCTCTAAAATATCTTTAGAGCGAACCTGTTCGTCCATTGTGGATAGGTATTCCGACTTAAAGTCACACATAAAATATATATATGCCAATTCAGCCTTAGCTTTTTTCTTATTAATACTCCTATCCCTAGCTAATATCTTGCTAAAGGGTTTTAGAATTAAAGCTTCTGGAGACACATCTACATCGTAGGTTGTTTTATTTAATATAAATAAATTCATAATTACTTTTTTAAACACATTAAGCCCAACCAATAAGGTCAGGCTTAATATAATTACTCTACTTCTCTGCTGATTTCTCAGCATCTGCAAATTTCTTCAATGATTCGCCAGAACCCTCAATAACTTTCATTATTCTATCTAGCGTCAGCTCCTCTTGTTCATCATCAACCGCTTGTACGATATTTAGCATTACATACAATTGATCTATTTCGAGCCCTATTCCACATGTTCGTAGTGCAACCTTAACTCTATTTAAATAATCTATATCAACTTTATTCATCTATCAATTTATGTTTAATAAACCACTTCTTTTCTTCCTCATCCAATTGCTCTATCTCCTTAAACTCTAATGGTAAGAAGAATACTGAATTAACTCCTGACTCAACAATAATAGAATACTCTAAACTATTGCCTCCCAATGGGCTCATTGTTTTGTCGTCTTTAATTAGTTGATTGTCAATTACTATTGTAAAGGTGTGATTCTTAATCTCAACTACCTTTATGAATTCAGATTCGTATTTGTATTCCACAGGAGATATTCCTTTCAACAGTAATGTTAGTCCATGAATTCCAGTGCGAATTGTTACGACGCTGTTAATTGGACTAGATTCATTCACTGTATCAAATATTGTTTGACCAATAGTATCTACATCTGGCTTATAAAAAGCTATATTATTTTGCATCTTTTTCTTCCTTTAAAAGTTTATAGGCAATGTTATGTTCTAAGATTAACATATACTCCACTCCATCTACCGTGAAAAACTTGTTTTCATCAAGCACCCACTTGGTTTGCATTTGCGTATCATTCTCAGAAGCTGTTTTACGCACCTCAACCTGCTTAGGAACCGTTATCTCTCCCATCTTGATACACACTTCATCTCCTACCTCAACTTGTGTTACAGAGGGTCCTACAGCCATTACCTTTTGTATATTGGCTATCATCTCCTCTTTGGCTGCGTCGGGAATAATAATTCCTGATGGCAAGTCTTGTGTTTCAGTAATGACACTAACCATTACAGAGCCTCCTAGAGGTTTTAATTTCTTACTCAGTTTCACTTTTGGATTCAATTGTTTGTTCATTCTTTTTTTTGTTTATTCTGTTTTTAATTGCCATAGTCTTTGGTATATTTAAATATAACTTTCCAAATCTAGGCAGATTGAAATTTGTTTTAAGTTCTCTTAATTCATTACCAGTCTCTGCTTCTTTAATAGGGACTTTGTTTAAAATAGCGTTCATAAACCTGAAAGGGCTTGCATATATTTCCTCTACCTCTCGATAGGTAATCCCATGCCTTTTTGCTATTTTTAACAAAGTCTCCTTTTGTGTCTTGTCAGTGACCATTTACTTTAGTATTAATTCAAACAGTACACTATATTTCTTTGATGATTTATTGATGTCTGGAATGTAGGCTTTATTGATCCTATGTCCTACAATAACTTTGTGCTTACGTAGCGTAGACAGGATGTTATTAAACCTTTCTACTGTAAGATTTAGTTTGCTCATTAACTTTGCTCTACTTTTAGTAGATAAAGTAAACTCGTCCAGCATTTCATCATCTTTCACCTTCTCTGATAAATCAAATCTAAGCTTCAATATCTCGGAAAGTACTTTTATATTAGTCTTGGATAACTTGTGTAGTGGTTGTGTAAAGTTTAACCAATATAAAAACACCTCCTCTCTTGGTATATTAAAGGATGCTTTTTTAACGCCATCCATTACTCAAGGGGATCTTTACCGTGCTGCTCCTTGTACCACTCAATCCAACGCTCAATTGGAGCTCTACTTATTTCTGTAAATCCACAATCAAAACAATACTCTCCAGTGAGATCTCTTCTAATATTCAAACTACCACAATGATTGCAATAATATACTGGAATTTTGTTATATTTTTCTTTGTCTCTCATACTTTTATATCTTATTTTGGCAAATATACAACAAATTATCTTATATTCCAAATAATCTACCATATTTCTACATTTAAACTGTAGGCTACTCTCCTATTCGTGAGTAATTAAATGTTATATCTACTGGTTTAATACCTAATTCATTAGCTATGGTCTCTTTGATCTTAGCTAATTCAGACTCTTTAAAACTTTTCTTTTTAGATATTGATATACGATTAAATTTAACCTTCATATCCTTTACCTCTTCATATA